CACATCCACGGTGTGGTGCAGCCAGAGCCTGGTATCGTGTGCAGCGATGGAGATGGTTGGGCCGTGGTGCATTATTGACTCCCCTGCACATACAGCGGTACCAAAACGACAATCACGCCGTTCGTTCCGGCCGGCCGAGTGATATAGCCCATTCCCTCCAGCGTTTGGATGTCCCTGCGACAGGTCGAGTAGGACAGGTTCAATTCGTGGGCAATGTCCCGAATGGGGCGCCGGGGATTGCGCGTAATAGCCGCCCATACTCGCTTCAGTCGCTCGCGATCCCGCTGAGCACCGAGCGTAACATCGGCGGTTCCGCGCTTTTTGGATGCCACCAGCGAGCGATGATACACTGTACTAATCCACTGGCGCGTCACCCCAAGGGCCTTCGCAGCGGCGGATTGCGACTCGTAAGTCACGCCGTTGATCGTAACGGGAACGCGGTAGCGGCTTTCTGGTTGCAGGAACACACGCGGCCCGTCCTGCTGCACAACGCGACGGATTCGCCCTCGCTGGATACCCGTTGCTGCTACTGCCTCCTTATAACTTGCATACTCCACTCCGTTCACGGTGACGGGTGTTGGTGGAAAGGCCATACGATCCTCCTTAACTTGGACCGGTACTATCCCCGAAGGCACCAGTTGGCAGTACCCAGGACGCACTAGACGGTAATACAATTGGTTCATTCCATTCGGTATCAAGCGCCTCGGCAAGCACCGCTGCATTCAGCGCGGCGTAAGGAGTGCCCTTATCGGCTAGGTTACCGACCGACATTCCCCGCTTGATCGTGCGATCAAAGGTTGCCTCGTAGGCGGCAACCTGATCGAACTGGGCCGGGTTTGCCACGCGCAAACTGGCGTACTGATTGGCATTCCCGAAAATGCAGGCCGCACAACTTACCCGTCCCCATCCGAGGCGATAGGCCGGATGAGGATTGATCCGCCAACGTTCGAGGATGGCCCACACCTCGGTTTCACTCCAGCCGTGGACAGGACGAGCGTGGTCAACGTGGCGCGGCTGCTTACCATCGCGTAAATCCGTGCGATGGGGCTCTTCCGTTTTGTACTTTGCTCTGGCTGCCGACTCTTCGGCCCGTTCCCCACTGATTACTAGTGTGCGCTTGCCGATAAAGCGCGACTGGTTGCGAATAGCGGCGGCCGCCACGTCGATCTTGAGGTAGGCGGAACACCAACGCACCGACAGATCGGCAGAGACCTGTGGAAAGCGGCGGCGCGTGCCGGGATTGCCGTTCCCGCCTGCCCGACCTATCGTCCCGTCTTGCTGCTCGAAGCGTACAGGCGCGGTTGCCTGTCCGTCTCGGAGCATTTCCCGTTCAAAACCGCCCGCTCGCCACTGAAAATACAGCTGCAACCCCAAAGTCCACGCAAACGCCCGACAGTAGGCCGGAGTGCAGGGCCAGTCCATCAAGCGACTCCCTTCCCGGCCATCAATCTCCTGATGCCAGAGTTCAATACGCGCTGCTGGAATGCCTGTTTCGAGGAGATGGAGCACGGCGGCAATCGAGTCCTTGCCGCCGCTGAACATCACTAGGTAGTAGTCGTAGCCGTGCATTACGCAGCCTCAAGGAGATCGAAGAGGCTCAGATTGACGACGCGGCTTTCAACCGCTTGCATATTGCGCACGGCGTACTGGTAGTAGCTATCCTTCAGCTCCACTAGTACCGCCCGTCGCTGGAGTTCGAGTGCGGTTACCCCCTCACTCCCTACGCCGCCGAACGGGGTAAACACCACATCCCCAGGATTACTCCACAAATGGATAGCCCGCTCGATCACGTCGAGTTGAAGCGGGCATAAATGCTTCTCATCCCCATCGTCGCGGGCGATCTGGTAGTTCAGGACGCGGGTCTGGTCAATATCAAACCAGACCGGACTGGCATACTTTTGCCAGACCTTGATCGACCAGAGGCGATAAGCCTCACTCCCCGGCTCGAAGGGGTTATGTTTGGGCCATTTGCCATTCGCACCAGGGGCGATGCGGATACCAAACTCCTGTGCAATATCGGTTGGATCGGGTGGTTCAAGGCCGACGTAGCGACTAAACCGATCCCGGATACCTTCCTCAGACACCACCGGCAAGGAGCCCTTCAACCCCTCGATCCCATCCCACTTGCGGAACACTAGAAGGTAATCAGGCATCCCCTGCCGACTCGCCGTCGAGTCATCGCAGAGGATTTTGTACAGCAGGCCGCTATTATTTGTGCGGCGCTGCTCGATCACGGGGTCTTTCCAGATCGTGACGCGGCTGTGATATTGGAAGCCCGCCCGCTCAAACGTGCGAATGATTTTCCCTGGGAAGTCGCGCAAGCCCGCCGCTCCGTGGTGACCCAGATAGGAGGGGAGATCCTTGCAGTGGACAGCGACCAGTCGCCCCGGTCGCGTGGCGCGGAACTGTTCACGCACCAGATAGGCATAGTGTCGAAAAAACTCCCGGCTGCTGCGAGCGTTCCCCATATCCGCCACAGAATCACTGTAGGTATACAGATCCTCGAAAGGCGGTGAACTAATGGAAAAGTCCAGGCTATCATCTGGAATGCCGCGAATGACCTGGCAGGCATCGCCGTGGTAGGCCACGAACCGTTCCCCCACAACTTGATTGATACAGTGCATACTACTTCCTTTACGTAGGTCGATCATCCTATAGAAAAGCAGCGCGTTACGCCGCTTTGCTGTGCAGCCAGGACGGAATATACATCCGGTGTGGCGCTTCATACGTCCGTAGGTGCTGGTACTGCCCGGCAAGGAGACCAGACACGCGCATTGCCGCCGTCAACTTCTCCTGCATCTCGCGGTGTGCGGCCTTCTTTTCCTCCACGCGGGCCAGGACATTGCCTTCTGTTTCGGCCACGATGAGGTGAGCCTGCACCGGACGGCGCTGACCGAAGCGGTAGGAACGCCGTAGTGCCTGGTAGAACGCCTCGAAGGAGTACGTCATTCCCACAAAGCACTGACGAGCGCAATGCTGCCAGTTGAGGCCGAACCCGGCAATCTTGCTCTTGGTCACCATATACCGCGCCTGACCGCTCCTGAATGCGGTCATCTTGGCGATCTTATCGGCGGGCTTATCGTTCCCACGCACCTCAACAGCGCCAACTGGCAGGAGTTGCATCAGGAGGCTTGCCTCTTCGTTGGTATCACACCAAACAATCCAGGACTCTTCGGGCTCAGCAGCAACCAATTGCGCGGCCATCCGCACCCGATCGTGCATCGTGGTTCGCTTGTCCTTCCAGAGCTTTGTAGCGTTGAGGTGTTCCGTGTGGAACAACTGACCCTCAGCCCACGCCGTTGCATAGTCCACGGCCACGGTATGCGCCGTAATCGCCAGTGGCGGGAGTTCATACCCGTCATCACTAAACCCAAGATCGGAGGGCTTACTCACACACGCGGCCCAGCTGGCAACCCACTCCCAGAAGGACTGCTCACTGTGATTTTTCAGGCGATACCCGCCTGCCACCATCGTATCGTTGATAAAATATTGCATCAACATTTCACTCGAACTCATCACACCCAAAAACTCAGCGTGATTGCCGAGTTCGATGTGATCATTCGGGGCCGGGGTCGCCGTGCAGGCAAAGCGGTAGGGCGTTTCGCGGAACGCGCCCACCAAAAACTGTTTGGTTTTGCCTGTGTAGGATTTGAGCACCGAGCTCTCGTCGAGGACGATCCCTGCCCATCGGCCTGGAACAAACCCCTCAATCCGGTCGTAGTTCGTGATGATGACCGGATTATCAAGACGATCCGCTTCCTCCTGCGTTCGGGCATAGCGGATCGGCACATCAAGCAGTGCCCCCTCCTCAATAGTCTGCTCAGCCACGGCCAGTGGGGCCGCAATCAGGACGGGGCGGCTGGTGTGTTGAGCAACCTGCCGACTCAACTCGATCTGTATTCCTGTCTTGCCGAGGCCTGTATCAGCAAACACCGCAGCGCGGCCTTGCTTTGCCGCCCAGTCGATCATCACCTTCTGAAACCCAAAGTGACGCTGGTGCAACGGGCCAGGAGTGAACCCCGTCGCCTGTGCCCAGTTGTGTTTGCTGATAAGAAACTGTTCGTACTCTGCGACCGTTCGGATCATAATGCTACTCCGTCAAATAATCCCCCACCAGGAATCGATTGCGCTGGCAGGCGCTCTGGTCGCCCGTGCTCCATCCAAAACGCGAACGCCGCACAATGCCGCTCGTTCCGCTCCACACCGACTGCCCGTCGCCCTTTCAGGTATGCAGCTGCCAGAACGGCCCCGGATCCGGCGAACGGATCGAGAATGCAATCGCCGAGTTGGCTAAAATCGGCAATCAACTCAGCAAGGAGTGGAAGCGGCTTGGCATTGGGGTGATCGCTGATGCGGTGGTTATGGTGGGCGATGTTATGTGTCCACACACCGTGCTTGCCACCACCATTCCAGGTCATTCGCCCGCCTGCTTTATGCAGGATGGCAAGACTTTCCCATCCCGGCCCCGGTCGATCCCCCGTAAATTGGGGCGCCGAGTTCGGTTTGACCCACACACCGAACCGCACGAAGCGCAAGCCCTCAGGGGGATGGGCTTCAAGATGCACGGTGTGTTTGTAGTCCAGGAAACTCACCAACCAACGCCTGGTCAGTGGGGCAAGGCGAGCAAACACTTCTTCCAGTTCGGTTGTGGTAAAGGCGTCAAACGCAATACCGAGGTCACCGGGGGTATTGCCACCGCTCTTCCCCCAGTCGGGGTTGGTACGGGCACCGGAATGCGTGGCATCCGTAAATGGCGGATCGGTCAGGATGAAATCCGCCACTGGGAGATCGACATCCCGATTATCAGCACAGTACAGCGTAATGCCGTGCTTGTCGTAGTAGGGTTTCATCGGCCCCTCCAGGGCGGTAAGGTGGTATGGTTGGGTACCCATACAAGTTTGGCTTTATTCGCCACGGTTTGCGGCCACTCGCGTAGCCAGCCACGGCGCAAGCGGGAAAGCGCTCCACTGCGAGTCAAGCAGGCCCATTGCGCGATCTCACCTGCGGTATACCAGCGGCCGCCAGCTGCCTCCTGCCCGCGAACGGCAAGGTCGCGCAGTTCAGGATCAACAATCGCCTTCGGCTCTAACCAGGCCCACGCTAACCGCTTTACGACCAGCCCGCGCAACTCGCGGCGCGTGATGCTGTAGTTGAAGCGCTTGCGCTTCTTGGTGTTGTGTGCAACCTGATACAGCACGGGGTCACACGTCTGCACAGCGTGGAGGAGGCCTGCGCGGATCAACCCGCGCACCACCTCCTCTGTCGTACCGAGCAATTTAGCCGTTTCCGTACACGAGTACACCTCCTGGCGAATGGCCCGAACCTGAATCCCCGCTGCGGCGAGACCATACCGCACATCGCGGGGATCGCGTTCCAATAGCAGCGCTGTGCCGTAAACTGAGTAGCCACTCTTGATCAGGGTGATTGCTCGTTGTAGTTCTAGTGCTGACATACTGGTACGCATTGTATCTTATTAATAAGGCGAAATTCCTATGCATAAGCATTATAAACGATACCAAATGCTTGTCAATAGCCAGGAACCTCGGTATAGGATGAAAGGTTTTGAAACTTCGTCGTTGGCGCATCGAAGCGACAGGTAATGTCTCCCGTCTTTCCGTTGCGCTGTTTGGCAATCCGAAGATAGGCAAGACCCGGCGAGTCGTCCTTGTTGTAAAACTCAGGCCGATGAATGAATAACACCACATCGGCGTCTTGCTCCAGGTCGCCGCTCTCGCGTAAGTGCGACAATTCCGGCATTCGATTGTCGCCTGAGCGCGACAACTGCGACAGTGCTAACACGGGTGTGTGTAGTTCGCGGGCCATTGCCTTTAAGCCGCGACTAATCATTCCGATCTGTTGGACGCGATTATCGCCCTGCCCTCCCTCAATGAGGCCAATATAGTCCACTACCACCAGGTCAATCGGCTTGACTGCGTGGAGCCGTCGCGCCTTCGCCCGAATCATACTAATCCGCTCCCCCGGCGTATCATCGACGCTGATGGCGCATTCATTCAGCTTGCCAAACGCTTGTGTGATCTGGAATGTCTCATCCGCACTCAATTCACCAGGATACATTTTATCGGTGGGAATGTCGGTGTGATGAGTGGCAATGCGTTTCAGTAACTCCAGGCGGTTCATTTCTGCTGAAAACCAGCAGGTATGCAGTCCGTTTTGATACGAGGCTTCGTTTGTAATTCCCAAAGCCAAGGAGGTTTTGCCGATTGACGGGCGGGCAGCTAAGTAAATCAGGTTTCCTGGTTGGAAACCCCCTCCTGACAACAGTTTATCCAGGTCGTACAGGCCTGTTTTGACGGCCCTGTCACGATCAGGCGCTGTTTCAAGGTAACGCATAAATTCCTCGATAATTTTAGGGATACCAACCATATCCCCAACATTTCGGCGCTGCGATACCTGAAACAACTCCTGCTCAGCCTCATCTAAAATGTCATCTAGATCTCGCTGTTCTTCATACCCTAGCGCACTAATCCGCCCTCCCACCTCAATCAGTTTGCGAAGGATCGCTGTACGCTCCACAATCTGACCGTAATACTCTACATGCACTGCTGTTGGCGTTTCCGATACGAGTTGACCCAAAAAGCCTATGCCGCCAACCTCGTCGAGCTGCTCACGGCGCCGTAACTCCTCCGATACGGTTGCAATATCGGGCGGAACCCGGCGCTCGTAACACGCCATTGCGGCCCGATAGATGTGTTCATACTTTTGCAAATAGAAATGGCCCGGATCAAGCCACCCGGCAACGGTGATGATCGCCTCTCGGTCAAGCAGGATTGAGCCAAGGACGGCCCGCTCCGCCTGAACATTGAACGGAATCGCTCGTGAACGAGCCTCATTACGTGCGTGTTGCATAGTCGTGCTTACTAGTCGGCTGCTACTGCGGCGGCTTGTGCTTGCCGCTCGAGGATCACTTGACGGTACATCGCACGAATATCAATCCGTGGTTGGTTGGCGTTGTTCCGCCGCCGCTCTTCACGCGCCATATACTCCTGACGCTGGCGCTCCTCCTCTACACGGGCCGCCTGCTGGCTTGCCTGCCACTGAAGTGCAGCCCCCCAGGCCTCACGCACCTGCGAGGGAGTTGGGGCCGTCAGGGGGCGCTGGTATTTTTTCGCTATGCCTGCAACCGGGTTTTTGTCGGATTGCCAGTAGCCACGGAAGGCACGTATCTGCTCTGGTGTGGCATCAGCCGCCCGCAACCCTTTGAGGCTCTGGTTAAAGGCCATCCGGTTTTTATACGGCAGCGCCTTCAGGTTAATAACGCATACTTCGGCCAGAGCCTCAGCCAGTTCATCACGCTTGCGCGGTCGTTTTTCGGTTGGTGCATCCGGGGTTGATTCGGTCTGCTGGGGTTCTTCTTGTGGGGCGTGTGCGTCTGCACTTTGTGCAGCGCTCTCATCTCTCT